GCCCAGAAGTAATACATTAGAACAAATGTGGATTATTTTCTCCGTCCCTACCAAGGTTCTCCAACGAATCCATAAGTTTATCCGCGGACTGGAGAATATCAATCCTGTGTAGGATATCAGCGATCGACTGACACACCATTGTTCTTTCATTTCTTGCAGCAAAGGCAAGAGCATTTCTAAGAGCCCCCTCTGCTTCTTTTAATGAATCACTAACACTATCAGACAGCGCCATCTTCATCCTCCTTCTTATTGAATCCTAAAGTTGTTTTATTGTCTGATCTGTTCCTCATCGCAACACCAGCAAGACTCTCCATAATTGCAAGAATGTCTTCTGTTTTTGCTCCTTCGCCAAGTTGTTCAGCAACAAAGAAATACTTAGGCATAAACTCATCAGCTGCTTCTTTATACTCATCAAGAGTGATTGGTTTCAAAATTAATTCTCCTTATCAATAAATTCTCTTACTACACAAATGAGCACTCCAATTACAAATCCAAGAATGGCGAACTCCAATGTCGTCAAAGATCCCCCTCCTTACGGTTTTCAGAATAGTGAACATCAAACTGTCCCCCTGGATAACGTGCCTTCAGTTTGTCCACGTTCATTTCAATGATCTCATCAATAGTAGTATTAAGACCCATACATGCTTGAGCAACATACCACATAATATCACCTAACTCTCTCTTCAGGTGGAACAAGTTCTCCTCATTGACAGGTTTACCTTGAAAGACAATCTTCTTGACTACTTCGGTGAATTCACCTGCTTCTGCACACATACCTACAGATGCAGTAAGCAGTCGCTCGGCAGGAAACTCTTCACCTTCAAGTTCTTGGATACGATATACAAAAGCTTCGTGATCTTTACTTGGTTCTGAAGTAACGGCATCAACAAACTCCAAGTATTTTTTAGTGTTTACAGTCATCAAATTTCAATAGGTTGTAGTTCGGATTCTGGAAGAATTTTTTGTTCTGGAAGTTCTGGGTCAGGTGCAACTGAAGTATGAAATATATCTACAGTCTTTGGTGGGTTGGGAAGATAAATCTTTTCATAGGTAAATTCAGGATGAAGAGATAACATTTTTTCTACATCTCTCATAGTACCACAATGACAGTATCGATTACCATCATTATTTCTTATTTCAAAATAATGAGGTTGTTCTTTAGTAACCAATTCAGACGGCATCAACAAACTCCAAGTATTTTTTAGTGTCAACGTTCATAATCCTTTCCCCAATTTCCAGTTTCCTTCAGATAATCAACAAACTGCTGTTCATAAAAATCCAATTCTTGTTCATTTTTAATTTTCATCTTCAGTTCGTGAACTGAAAACTCTGTATTAAATCCTGGCAATCTTGTCTTAAATGGTTCTAGATAATAATGTTTCAAAACTTAAATCCCTCAAATGATTTCTTTGGCTTCTCCCCTTGGGGATTATAATCCGGTTCATTTCCTCCGTCAAGAAGTTCATCCTGAGCCGACTGCTCACAATCATAAAGTCTCATCTTGGCTCTGTCGATTCCAATCACAAACCTCTTGTAAATTGTTGGATCATTATAACGATTCTTCAATTGCTTTACAAGTATCTGTCCCAGTGACTCAAGCTCGTCAGTTGAAATAAGGGCAAACATAAGATCAGCAGTAGCAGGCAAACCAAAGGATTCAGAAGTATCAGTGAGTTCAACGTCACTGCTGCCAAAACCAGAGCGAGTGGTCTGCGTGGCAGAAACGATAGGGACGTTTGCCTCGACAGCCAACCCTCGAAGCTCCTCAGCAATCGCTTTGATATAGCTATATGAATTGACAGAACCCATTTTGCTATACCTGCTGGAAGCACATATATTAAGGTAATCAATGAAAATAATGTCAGGTCTAAATGACTTCTTAAGAGAAAGTTCGTTAAGGAGTCCACGGAAGTGGCCACAATGTGCAGAGGCGGTTGGATATTCTTTGATGATTAATGTTCCCTGTGTCTTCTTAGCAAGATTATTTACCTTAGTCTCAAACATTGTCTTAGGAAGATCAGCAATGTCCTGAATGTTGAGGTTTAAGAGATTGGCATCAATCCTCTCGGCAATCTTCTCTTCAGCCATCTCCATTGTAACGTAAAGAACGTTCTTACCAGAAAGAAGAACAGAAGAAGCCATATGACACATAAAGAGAGACTTACCGACACCAGTCCCAGCAAGAGCAATATTGAGTGTCTTATTAGGCAATCCACCCTTTGTAATCCTGTTAAAGTATTCCAAGTCGAAAGGAATCCTGGATTCTTTCTTATTGTAGAGTTCATATCTTAACTCGTAGTCCAGAAGATAATCATGCCCCACATGGCTGTCAAAACTTACGGCAAGGGCATTAGAAAGAATGGACGGAATGGCATCGGGTGTCTTCTTATCGTCATTCCCATCAGCGATAGAAATCGACTCCAGAAGTGCCAAGTAAATGGCACGGTCACGACACCACTTCTCCGTAGTGTCTAACAGCCAGTTATACTCAACCGGCTCTTCATCTAAGTAAGAAATAATCTTAGAGATTTCCCTGAAGATTGTTTCATTGATATCTGTTCTCTTCTCAATCTCAATGGAGAGGATTTCCTTAGTTGGCACCTCATTATATTGAGTGACAAAATTGAAGATCTCTTGGAAGATAACTTGTTGATTGTTTTCTTGAAAGAACTCTTTCTTAATGAAGGGAATTGCCTTTCTAAGAAACTCCTCATTGTGAATTAAGTTTTTAAGAATGAGAATCTCAATCTTATCCATAATGAATGTATGTGCTCAAGATGTACTTTGTATTATCAGTGGGAGGGAGTCCAGCATGTGGATATTCCCAGGTGGGAGGAAACACAGTGACCCTTCCACATTCGGGTTTCACTCGTTCTCCAGACATTGTGAATTGTGTCTCTCCGTCGTTATCGTTTAGATAGAAAATAAAAGCAACTGCTCTCTTTGCTGTGTTGTAGTTATCCACATCAACATGTTCATCAAACCTTTCTTCCCCTGAGGTATTATAACGCTTCAATCGAAATTCCTCAAGAAACTTCCACTTTGGCATGAAAGGATTCTTGAGGTCTTTCTTATACTTGTCGTATGCAACCTTTGTGAGGTTCACCAAACTTGCAACAAGATGTGGATGATGAATGTTCAAATTCAATTGATGAAAACAGGGTTTGTGATCATGATTCACAAATTCATGGTGATGAGAATCAGACTCAAAAATCTTAATCAAATTCTCACATGTTCCAGATGGAATCACATCATCATACACTTTCACCATAAGAAAACTCCTGCTTTGCAATTGTGTCTAATTTTTCAAGAACCTCTTGGGTAAAGTAACTCTCAGGTTCTTTCATGATCTGTTTGGCATAAACCTTTTTGCCATCCATTTCATAACGACCGGCGGTATTCTTCCAGAGACCTCCCAGTTCACCCAGTTCCAACAAACCATAATATCGGTCTAAACCTCTTTCGTCATAATAAAGACGAACTGTGACATCCTTATTCTCTTTACTCAGACGCGACTTAGCAGTCTTTGCCTTGATAAGATTTCCAATGACATCTTTTCCATCTTTCTCCTTCTTCTTAGTGAGGTAAATGATAGTCGATGAAGCATATTTGAGTCCGCTTCCTCCACCCATTTCTTTAGTTGGGACATAAGCTCCGATGACATCATAGGTATGATTAGTTACTATCATTGGTATTTTAGCTTGGCCGAGCTTTAGGGTGAGCATTCTAAATGCCCCCTTCACAAGCTGCGACTTGGTCATGTCTCGAACATTCTTCTCATCCAAAGCATCCTGAATCTCTTTCTCTGTGGATAACATTCCCAGAGAATCTAGAACAAACATGCAAGGTTTTCTCTCTTCTTCTGGTGTTTTCTGGTAAAGGTCCACAGCCTGAAGAGCTTTCTGTCTGAACTGTTCGATAGTGACAACGTTAACAACTACAACTCGTTTAAGGTCTATTCCACGACTTGTAAGAAGAGACTTATTAACTGCTGCTTCAGTGTCAAAGTACAGACAGTAACCATCAGGATTAGAATCCAGAAAGTTTTTAACAACAGCGAGAGAGAAGAAAGTCTTGCCAGTAGAAGACTCCCCAGCAATGGCAGTAATCTTATTCCCAGATACACCGCCAAATATACTACCTGAAACCAGTGCGTTAAAAATGTACGAACCTGTGTCCACATAAGTCTCTGAGTCATCAATGTCAGAAGCAAGTTGTGTGTACTCGTCCCCAATCTCCTTTACAATGTCACGTAAGAAATCCATATCTTCTATCCGAAAAATAACTCCAAGTTTGTTGTTTTCTCTACGTTCCAACCAATGGAATCAAGAATTGTCTTGACAGGTTCGAGAAATGCTTTTTCAAATTGTAAGTCATAATCAATGTATTTGTCAAGTCCAAGTTCATGAGGAAACTCAGAAATAAAAGAGATAACATTTTCTCTAATAGGGTTTGCCTTCTTCAGATGAATAAACTTTATCTTCTCACCATTATCAATCATTGAATACTTATTTCCCAATCCTTTCTCTTTAATGTAATGGTTGTAAAGAAGGCAACCCCTAACATGCATTGGGCACCCCTTTCCATAGATGTGTGTGGATGATTTATGCTTCTTCAAATCAGAAACTTTACGAGGAAAGGCAATCTCCTCGATGGCCATCTTTTTGAAATCAGATCGGCAATTATCAATGAACTTGATCACATCATCTTCTGTTCCTTCCATCATCAACTTCAGGGCATCCTTGATCATCTTTCGACAGGGAGCAGGTGTGGAGGACTTCACTGCCTCAATGCCCATAATCTTCAGTTTTGGTTCCTCATAACGAACACCCTCACTGTCCCAAACATTTAGAATGTAACGCTTCTTCGCTGTCCAAATTCCACGATCGGCGATGTTCTCTCGCTTCATCTGCATCTTCTGGTCATAAGCATTCACATAATCAGCAAGTTGGGTGTAACACTTATCAATGAATGGTTCTAGTTGATCTTTACAGATCTTGTCGATCATGCTGACTGTTTTCTCTTTATCGCCCTTAAACTTTGTCAGAAACTTATTCACAACACCTTGGAAGTTGATGTAAATGGAATCAGTGTCAGAAGCAATCACATAATCAACACCCTCCGTCTCCAGAATCTTATTGATGAATCCATTCATCTTATTTTCAATCCATCGGATGCTGACCTGTCCAGAGAGTGTCACTGCTTCAGCATTGGCAAGTTTATAGTAACGAAACCATTCATTACCCAGAGCACCATAAGCGGAGTTTAGAGTCACCTTTCTTACAAGTTGAAAGTTACTAAACTTAGAAATGTCTTTTATGGTTTCATCTCTCAACTTCCTCAACTCATTATCAGAAAGATGAGAGTAATCGCTCTCAGATGCTGTAATTCTTTGTGGTTGCTTACCTGCTTCGTCATCCCCACCAATCAGAAATCCGATGACAACACCTCCTTTATTACGAGTGGATTATCTTTGATTTGTTTATCAGTAATCCTCACCAGATTATAACCCAACTCCTCCGCTTTTGCCATCTGCTCTTTATCTTTCTTTACTTGATTCTCCATTGTGTGCCAATAAACCCCATCCATCTCCACCAGCAAATTCATTGAGGGAATGTAAAAATCATAAGGATGCCCATTCTTCTCAATTGAAAACTGCCTCTTATAATTTATCCCCATCTCATCACACACTTTCATAAACTTCACTTCAATGGAGGTTGAATGAAACTTTCTTCCAGCACGAAACACTCCAGTAATCCCCGACAATGCCTGTTGACGATGAAGCTCGCGTCTCTCCTTTGTAAAATAACGACTTAGAGACACAGACTTTACGTCAATGTTATGTTTCTTCATAAAATAACAGATTGCTCCCTTCGTCACTCCCAACTCTTCAGCAATCTCTTTCTGCCCCATTCCCTTCTCAAAAAACATCTCTTTCATTTCTTCTGGTGAAATCAAAACCTTTCGCGGTCGTTTCTCCAATTTGAATGTGCCATTTTTATTTCTGCTTATTGAGTTTGGGTGACTCTTTTTCAGTCTCTTATAAACTAAATTATAAGGATAAGAAAATCTCTCACAGAAAGATAATAAACTCCCATCATAATGTAAGAATTCTTCACAAATAACATCTAAATCCATAAGAGTTTATCGTAATCTTCCAACTCCCCATTCTAACACATCATTACCTCTCCATAACCCACCCAGTCTTACTTCAACCCCCTTCTCTTCATCTCTGCCTCAATGTCAACCAACTTCTGTTTAGATTTTAACATCTCCTTCTTGAATGCCTTTCTTTCTTTATACATTCTCTCCATCAGTTCCGGAAGAAAACCTCTCTTGTCCTTACGGAACATTGCCCCATTGGCACAGACGGCATAATCCTTATACATCTCAAAGTTCACTTCCTCATTAAGGATCTTCTCCACATTCACTGATGGGTGTCTCTCGTCCAGAAGAGTTTCCGGTGAGATGTTGTACTGCATT